CCAGTGAAGGTCTTCGTCAAAGGAGACCCCACAAGCATCACGAAACCAGGAAGAATTATATTCTCCAAGTCTCTCGTTGACGCTCTGGTTGCCCGACTATTAATCTTCGATTCTATGTCTAAGGACATCGAGAATTGGAAGACCGGTCACTCCACAGTAGGAATTGATCTTACAAACCCAGAGCTTCTGGGCGAGTTTTATCGAAACGTATTCAAGAGTGGCAAGCCAGTTATCTCAGATGATCTTAGCTCCTTTGATTGGTGTTACGATGATTGGTGTTACTTCCTTTATTTAAATATAATGTTGTATCGCCATCTCGGATGCTTTTCTTGGGAGGCCAGAAAAGTTAAAAGCAACCAGCAATGGTTCTTTAAGCTTTTCCACGCAACAGTCAAGCTCGACTTACAATGTTTAGTTGTATTGTCGGACGGAACGCTTTTCATGTCTCTTGAGACTATGATGCTATCCGGTGCCGCTTGGACTGCACAGGGGGACACAGAAGTCCGTACTGCGTTGGCTAAACTTGTTTACTACGATGATCCGGGATTTTGGTCGGACATGGCAAAGTCCAACGGCGACGATTGCATTGAGCCCTATAACCATGATGAGGTGTCTAACGACACGTTCCATGAAATTAGGAATCTGTATGCTCGCTACGGCTTTAAAGTTACGGACCAGTACGTCGCATATTTCGGAGAAGATCTGCACTTTTGTAGTCAGATCATCAACGAATTCACGTCGTATCCGGAGTCTTGGGAAAAGGCCGTGTATAATCTCCTTGACAGGAGTGAGGTTTCCTCAAATACATGGGACGATTTCTACTTCGTCTATCATAGACGACCGGATTTCGAGGAGAAAGCACGCTTTCTTCTCGACGTGTTGGGGAGAGAGATTCACATCCCCAAATAAGACCGAATGTTTGTCTTTATTTGTTTATGCTTAATTGTCGTGCTCATCGTGTGTGTGTTTATCACCACTTGTGTGTACAAATCGCAAGATAACCAATTCTACTATTCATGTTGTATTTAGATCCCGATTTACATTATACTTTACTCATCGTAATTGTGTATTGCATCCTGATCATATACAATGCCCTCCTCCAAGAAGAAATCCAACCAGAGTCAGAAGAAGAAAGCGGGGAAACCCAAAACTCTTCGTGGCAAAGGGGATTACACTGATGATGATCGGTTTCGTAATCAAGATTTGATGGAAGAGATTCTTGTCAACATTAACAAAGTTAACAAGAAGATCCCGGAAATTTCTGGATCCAAAATCGGGCGGAAGCTCGGTGAGAGATTCGGAATGGGCGATTTAGGAGAAATGGCTGGCAAAGGCCTCGGAAGCTTGTTTGGCTTTGGAGACTATAAAGTTAAAGGCAATTCCCTCATGGGAGCTACTAACTTAGGCGCTAATGAAGTGCCGCAGTTTTCCAAAGATGGAAGGCGTGGAGTTCGAGTCACTGAAAGAGAATACCTTGGGGACGTTGTCTCTGGTTCTCTAGTAAGTGGTTCCTCTGTCTTTACAAACTTGCAATACCCAATTGATCCCACAAACTCAACAACCTTTCCTTGGTTGGCGAGTATGGCGATCAAGTTTGATCAATGGGAGCCTCATGGCATTGTGTTCGAATTCGTTTCAACCTCTTCGGAGTATAACGGAACGAGCCAAGCCTTAGGTACTGTTGTTATGGGAACTGAGTACGATATCTACGATAGTGCTCCTTCGTCTAAAGTTGAGCTAGAGAATTTCGATTACTCGAATTCTACTAAGCCTTCTTTGACGGCACTACACGGTATCGAATGTGACCCTGCCGAAAGGCCGACTCAGGTCATGTTCTGTGGTGTAACTACAGGTGAT